AAAAGTGCTGCTTGTGACATAGCTTCTTTTTGTCTTTGTTTATTTGAATATATTTTGCTTCCAGTATTTATTGCTAATTTAATTGCTGATAACCACATTATCCTACCACCTTTCCATCTTTCCACTCCATATCAGGTAATCCATTATCAAATTTTTTACCATCATAAGTTAAGATTTGTTTTCTGTTTGATCCTTTTTCATTATAACTTACATGAATCCAACCACCTGCTGGATCATTAGGATTATAAAACTCGAGAATACATTGATCAAAATCAACATTATTTACTAACCAATATGCGACCTTAATATTTGGTACACCAGCTATCTCAAAATCCACTGCTTGCCCTTTAGCATGTTGAGATGTTTTTTTTGATCCGATAGCTTCACATAATTCTTCTGACCTATATCCAGAAGTCACTGTTATTGGCTTATCAAATTTTGCTCTTACAGGCTCTAGTATTTCATAACATACATTTTCAAGATTTTTAATATCCCCAGCACCTGGAGTATTATCAATCCCTTTCCGAGTTGCTGTCATGCTCTTGGTAAATTCTTCAAGTTTAAAATGCTTACTTAATTGCATATATTTTCCCCCTTAAATTTTGATTATTAAGTTGTATATTATTGTTGCCATACCAACTATTAACATAGCTGTTGATGACATTACAATCTTTTCTAATCTTTCAATTTTACTATTAGTTTGTTCTTGCATAATTCTACACAGTTTTTCATGGTCATCTATCCTCTGATGAGCAGTACTGCTTGAATATGTTCTTTTAACTTTTTTCTTTACTGATCTAGACATATCTATCTCCCTTGTCCACGATATTTCTTAAAATTTTTTTTTTCACTTTTGTTCATATTTTTCTTATGTCTTCCTATCTTTTTTTTTGTAGTTTCTACATAAGTATTTACACCAAATAATGGTTTTTTTGCCATAGTTATTTTCCTTTAGCCCAATATACCTATTTACTCACAGATGGCTCTCTACGAGCTTCTATGGAGCTTTAATTGGCAATAAAATGGACTATTTAAGTGTTTTTTCTAAATAAAGGATAAAATCCATTGATTCTTCTTGTGCGTCTTTTACCCAGTCTTTGTATGGCTTATCATTATCTGACATCGTTTTACCAAACCTAGCCATACCCTCTTTATGTCGTTTGATATGTTTTCTTATAATTCTATTTACTATTGGGTCATTTGTAATATTACCTTCAACAGCTTGTTTTAATTTTGTTTTTAAAAACTCATTTTGAACAGTCAATCTTTTAATTTCGCTATCTTTATCAAGCATCTTTCTTTTTTCTTTCTACTATCGGTGGTCTAGTATAACTTTTAATTCCTACATGCCTTAACTCGCTAGTTAAATCTGCCCATATTTGTCCACCACATTGTTTCCACAATTGGCAAAAATAATAATCTTCACTTAAATATCTTTTAGTATTATCTTTATCTTCTAAAACACCTTGACCTTGTATTCCACAATCAAAAAAAGCATATTCAGTATTACCTTTATGACTTTTAGTTTTATTATTAATATGTGCAACTACATCTGATTTATACTCTATGCTTGGATATTTTTTTAAAATAGTTTTAAACACTTCTTTTTTAATACACATAAAACCAGTTCCAGCATAATCACATTGTTTAAAACCATCATCATTTTTACTATGATCATATTTACCTAAAGGAAAATTTAAACACCAACCCATACTAGCATCTCCATCTTCAATAGGTGTATCCCTTTTTATAGGATAAGGAGAACAAGCAATAGGTTTATTAAATAATAATACTCTTATAAAATCATCAGGTTTAAAACTAATATCAGCATCTATAAAAAATAAATGAGTACAATCTGTTTTTAAAAAATGTGATACTAATTTATTTCTTCCTCTAGTAATTAAACTATCTCTAACCCACATCATATTAGTTTGAATACCATTACTTAATAATATATCTCTTACAGATATAATTGATGATATAGTTTCTAAATGTATTTTAGTATCAAAACTTGGAATACAGATTAAAATTTTTAATTTTTCTTTTTCCATAATTTTTAAAGGAGAGCCAGATGGTGTGGTGGAGTATCTGACCCTCCTCTTTCAAAACTGATTATTTTTTAAACCAGTTTGGAAGCCCTAAATGCAATCTTTTGTCAAAAATATTATCTTTTGAAAATTTTGTTTTTTTATTATTATAGTGTAAGAAAACTTGAACATTACATTTACCTTTAAATTTTTCTCGCCAATGTTCTAGCTTACATCCAGAATAAACCAGCATATCTCCTGGTTTTAAATCTACTCTAACACCTTTTGTATTACCTGACACATATCCAATACCTGGTTTTACACCACCTTTTTCAGGATCTGGTTCTAAATATATAGGCCAATCATCACCACCTAAATTCATTGTTGTTGATATTTCACAACTAAATCTATCTTTGTGTCTTTTTAAAATATCACCTTTTTTATAAACTCTACAATAAGTGTAAGAAGGATATAATTTAAGTTGTGTTATTTTTTCCATAATAGGTTGACATTTTAACATTAAAGTTTCCATAGCAATATCTGAATAATGACTATAAGTATTTGGTATCTGTTCATTATCTTTTTCATAATGACCGAAAGCATTTTCAAAAGGACTAAAATATCTTTCTTTTAAACAAGTGTCATAAACTTGTTTTTTCATAAGTAAATAATTAAATAAAAATAATGCTAAATCTTTATCAATAGCTTTTTTTATTATTGCATATCCATTTTTTTTAAACATTTCTTGCCATTTCTTTAGGAACAGCTTGTATGTTCCAATGAATAAATCTAAAAGGTTCTATACCATGATCAACTGCATATTCATGTTCTAAATAACCTGGAAAAATAATTAATGTTCCAGGTTTGGGTTGAAAGTTAATAAGTTCTGAACCTCCAAATATACCCTTTTGATTTTTCATTTTTAATTTTGTTGCTCTAGCTCCAGTACGAGGTTCATGAAATATAGGATAAGATGTTTTATCACTACACTTTAAAAAATAAAAACCTGATACATGTTGATTCCAATGAATGTGTGCTGAATGATGACCTCCACCTTTTTTTGCAAACTCTTGTACCCACATTTCACTAAACAAAGTTGTATATTGTTGCATATCAAAACCTTGATGATCTAAATATTCCCAAGATTTTTGACCAATATAGGCTCTAAAATCTAAAAAATCATTATCTTCTGTAAGTGGTGTAGAATGATAAGACCTACCGAAATCACCAAATTGTTTTATATATTTTTTTTCTCTGTTTCTTGCATCTTTAATATATTTATTACTAGCTTTATTTAATGATTTAACAAACTCAGGTTTGTGTTCAGACCAAATTGTTGTGCAAAAATAATTATTTATATACATATTATTTAAATGGTTTGCCTAAATTCCATACAACAAGACTATATCTTGTGCCTGATGTCACTGGTTTAACTCTATGCCATACAAAACTAGGAAACACAATAATAGAACCTTTTGGTAGTATCTCTTTGCATTGTACTCTATGCTTTGATTCATCACGCATGTGAGGATCATAATTTCTAAAATCAAATTCTAATTCTCCACCTTGATATTCTGAACCATCGGTTAATTGACAAGTCATAGATAATTTTCTAATTTTTCCATGTTCTGGACTGTTAGGTCTATCATAAGGTTTATCCCAGCTATCACAATGCCAATCATAGTATTGATTTAATTTATATTTTGTAAATTGGCAAGATTCACTTCTTTCCCAATCAAAATTCCAACCAGCTTTTTCATTTGCCTCTCTTATATAAGGGTGTAATTCTTTATATATCCATAAATCATCAAGCCAAACTAAATCAGATTTTCTTCTTCTTTGTATATTTTTAATAACTTCTTTTGTTAATTTTTTTTTATCATATCCACCAGTTAGTGCTAATACTTCTTTTTTTGAATTAGCATAAGATATTACTTCATCACAAAATCTTGGTGTTAATGCTGATTCAAAATACCAATAATAATTAGATAAAATCATAAGTGGTTTTAAGTATAAAATTTAGTTTATCTTTTTGATTATTTGATATGTGATATATTAATGTGCTAGGAAATATAATAAATTTATTATTTTCTAATTTTAAATCCCAGCTTCTACCAGCTCGTCTATTATCGTCATAATAAATTCTAACATTAGTATTTTCTAAATCTACACCATATAACATTACATAATCAGGTGAGTTTTTTAAATCAACTTTATTGTTTTCAGATTCAGGAAAATTAGACTCATTTGGTTTAAACATCAAACCAATTGTAAATTTATTTATTAAATGAAAACGATATTCTAAAAATATATGTTCTCTTAAATAAGTATTTATCTTATCCCATTCTTTTGAAAATGGTAAAGGGCAATCTTGTATATTTTGTGTTATTATATTTGTTTTTAAAACTTCTTTATCAATTTCAAAACCTTTAGGCATTGAAATTGTTCCAGTATATAAATCTATTTTTGATAATATATTTTGTTTAATGTCCACCATACATTAGAGTTTCTATACTATGCCATTTGATCTGTCAAATCCCAAGATTGATCATCTTCATTCCAAATATAAATCCATCTGTGAGTATCATCTTCATTTTGTGAAGTTTGCTCTGCATTAAGTTCAGGTGGATTACCTATCGGTGATTGCCAACTAGCAGTTGAAATATCTTTGACCCATGATGGGTATGGTTTTGGTGGTAAAAATATATTATTATCTTCGTCCCAAATATAACCTATACCTGCATAGTTTCCTCTTAATGCTTTTGAATTATCTCCAGAACTATGTGTATTATTAATTGTGTTATAAGAAGTTTGAATCCACATTTGTGCTGGCCAATTATTATGTGTTTCTAACCACTCTTGACCTTTAGCTTCTATTTCATTACCTTGATCATCTTTCATTTGTTCATTATCCATAGTTAATACTTGGATAACTTTTCCATTCATTCCTATTTTTGCAAAATGTGCCATAATTATTTTCTCCTTATCATATTTTTAATTTTTATTCAACTATTGAAATTTATACCTAATTACTACTATTGCAGAACCTCCGATAGCACCCTCTCCTGCTTGACCACCGCCTCCAGAACCACCACCTGTGTTTGCTGTTCCACCATTTCCAGGATTACCATTAGTTGCTCCACCTGCACCACCGCCTCCAAGTCCACCAGCACCAGCACCGCCTGATCCAGGTTGTCCTGAACCTCCGCCACCGCCACCACCAAAATATCTAAATGACCCACAAGGAACACCATTAGCACCAAAATAAGTTCCTGAAAAACCTCCACCAGCACCTCCTGCTCCTCCAGTATCACCTGATCTATTTGAGCCAACTGCCATAAAACCACCTCCACCTCCGCCACCACCTGGATTTCCTCCATCTCCTCCACCATCACTTCCTTGCGGAGGACTTACTGGTGGTGTATTTCCTGATCCTATTTGACCTGAGGCTTGACCTCTACCTGCACCAGAACCGCCAGGATTATTAGGTGAAGAGGATTGTCCGTCACCACTACTACCTCCACCACCTGTTGATGTTATAGTTGAAAATACTGCACCACTACCTCTATCTCCTGGTTCAGAATTAGGACTTTTAGCAGATCCTGGCCCACCTCCTGCACCGATAGTTATAGGAAAACTTGCAACAGATGCAGTTAATCCTGCTGGAGCATTTCTCGGTGAAGCTGGTGATGGTGATGGTAAACAAGAAGCAAAAAATCTTACTCCTCCTGCACCTGCTCCCCCTGCATTATCTCTAGCTGATCCACCACCTGCCCCTACTACTAAATATTCTAAAGTATTTGAACCTTGTGCATTTCCTGCACAAGTCACTTGGAAAGTTCCAGGACTTGTAAATGTGTGGACTTTAAAATTTGTACATTGTGTTGTTATTGTTCCACCAGTTGCTGTTACAAAAAGTGGTCTTGGTAAATCTCCATCTGTGGCTGCTTGTACAATTTGCCATCCTTGTGTTGCATCTCCATATACTAAAGTTCCTGCTTGACCTTCAACAGATATTACTGCATCTTCTTCAGTACCTCCAATTTTAGAACCATTTCTACCAATGGTACAATTGTTAGTATCAAAAGTGTTTGCATAATCTTTAAAAGCAACTATGTCCCCTGCACTTGGTGATGCAGGAAGTGTCATTGTTATTGCTCCTGAAGTTGTATTTATAAAATAACCCTCACCACTAACTGCGTTGAAATTTCCTGTCTTAATTGTTGTCTGCCAGTTTACAGACCCACTTCTACCAAATCCTGATTGAGAAGCACCTGAAGCCAAGCTAATTGTATCACCACTTTTTCCGAGTGTTAAAGTAGAACCACATTTTGTTACAAGTGCATTTCCTGATGTATCTTCTATATTATTTACTTTTATTTTACTTGTCATAATTTACCTATTGAAACTTATATCTTATAATAACTATACCACTTCCTCCTGCACCACTTGTTCTAGGATTTGGATTTGAATCTATACCTCCACCACCACCTCCTGTATTTGTTGAACCTGCATTACCATTTGAACCAGTCTGTGCTGAACTTCCACCACCTCCTGATCCACCTGAACCTTGTGCTGGTGCTGGTTGACCTTCAGCTTGTCCGCCACCTCCACCTGCATAAGCAGTACATGAATTATTTATTGAAATTACTAAACCATTTCCACCATCACCACCAACACTACCTGGACCAGCATTACTACCAACTGCGCTTGCTCCACCACCTCCACCACCAGTATTTGAGTTTCCTGATGGATTTGGAGAAGGAGCACCTCCACCACCACCATCATTTCCTTGAGGTGGACTAACTGGAGGAGTATTGCCACTTCCTCCTGCTCCAAATAATGGTGCAGATCCACCACCTTTTCCACCACCACCTCCAGATCCTCCTGCATTACCTGGACTATTTGATCCACAATGACCTCCGCCACCACCACCACCACCTGCTGATGAGATTGTTGAAAATATTGAATTTGAACCTGCATTACCTCTTTGATATTCAGAAGGACCTGGTGAACTTACACTAATAGATGCACCACCTGCACCGACAGTAATCGGAAAACCTGTTGCTGTCACTGGAACTGCTGTACCTGCACTTGGTGCAGGAGCTGGTGTACAATAAGTTGAATCTGAATATCTTAATCCTCCAGCTCCACCTCCTCCACCACCACCATTGGCAGCTCCACCAGATGCTCCGCCAGCTACGACTAAATAATCTACAGTATTTGATCCTGCACTATTACCAGCACAAGTGACAGTAAAAGTTCCAGGACTAGTGAAAGTGTGTATTTTGAAATTTCCTGATTCTGCTACACTTCCCCCACTAGCAGATACAAAAGATGCACCAGTTTCTGTATCCTCTGCATTTTGAACATTAATCCAACCTTTTGTAGCATCAACATATACTAGAGTTAAAACTTGACCATTAGTATCTATTACTGCATTTGCTTGTTTTCCTCCAATTTTTTCTGAACCATTTGGAGAAAGTGTTAAATTATGTGTTGCAAAGTTTCTTGCATAATCTGCAACTGCTACTATTGCTCCAGCACTACCTGCTGGTAAGTTCATTGTTATTGCACCACTTGCATTTACAAAATATCCCTCACCATTAACAGCAGTAAAAGTAGATGTTTTAATTGAACTTGTTTGCCAGTCAACTGCACCACTTCTTCCCATTCCTGTGGTAGATGCTCCTGAAGCTATCGCTATTGTTTTACCACTTTCACCAAGTGTTAATGTAGAACCACATTTGACTGTTAGTGTATTTGCTTTTATTGTACTCATAAATTTTTATCCTATTGAAATCTGTATCTTATTATTACAACTCCTGAACCACCTGTCCCTCCAGTACTATCATTTATACCACCACCTCCGCCACCACCTTTATTAGTTCCTCCTGCTCCACCTGTTGATGTACCTGGACTAATTCCACCGATACCACCACCAAAAGGTGATGCTGGGTTTGTTGCTGATTGTGGACCATTTGAATTACGAGGAGCAATAGTTCCTGCCGCATTTCCTCCTCCTGCATATCCTACTGATGAACCTGTTATACCACTTGACACTCCAACTCCACCTTTACCACTTATTCCTGGAGGACTTCCTTGTGTTCCTGCCGCACCTGCACCTCCACCACCTCCACCTCTAAAGTCAGGTGGTGAATCTATACCTGTTGCACCATTGTTTCCTTGTGCTGGATTTGTTGGTGGTGTGTTTCCTGAACCTCCTGAACCATTAGTTTGTGATGAACCTCCACCTCCTGATCCTCCTGGATCCCCTGGTCTTGCAGGTGTACCTGTTGGACCACCCTCTGATCCTCCACCTCCACCTCCTGCTGATGTTATTGAATTAAAACTTGATGAAGAACCTGCACTGCCCTGATCTGTTCTTGCTGTTGGACCACCTGCACCTCCAGCACCAATTGTTATCGGATAACTTTGTACTGCCAAAGTTGCAAAAGTCATAGGTGATGCTCCTAAAGGTGATGCTGTATAACAAGTAGATGTACCTGGACTTTCTCTAAATCCTCCAGCACCTGCGCCACCTCCAACATGAGAGCAATTACCAACTCCACCTCCTCCACCACCACCTACTACTATAAAATCTGCATTATTATTTGGTGAAGATGTAGCTAATTTAGTGACTTGAAAAGTTCCTGGTGAGTTAAACGTATGTATTTTAAAATTACCATCTTCTGTTTCTGTTCCACCTGTTGCTGTAATAAAAGGTGGTACTCCTGTGACAGAGTTTGATGTTTCTTGAACATTAATCCAACCAGTTGTTGCATCGACATAAACAAAAGTAGCTGACTGACCTATTGTTGTGAGTTCAGCATCTTGATCAATACCACCAATTTTTTCAGATCCATTCGGACTGATTGTTAATTTATTAGTTGCAAATTTCCTAGCATAATCAGATACAGCAACAATAGCACCTGCACTTCCTGCTGGTAGATTTACTGTAAAAGTTCCTCCAGTAGTATTACAAAAAAAACCTTGTCCACTTACTGCTGTAAAGGTAGATGTTTTTATTGAAGAAGTTTGCCAATCTACTGCACCAGTTCTCCCAAATCCAGTTTGTGTTCCACTATTAACGATAGTTGCACCTGCAGGAATATTAATTGTTTTTCCTGATGAACCTATGGTCATTGAACAACCTGTTGCTACATCTATTGTATTTACTTCTATCTTACTCATACTATAACTACTGTTGCTCCTGATTCTATTGTAAGTGTTGCTGAAACTGTAAATGGACCAGCAAAAACTGCATTTGAATCTGCTGATATTAAAATACTTCTTGTTAAATCTTTTTTATGATAATTATCTACATTATCTTTTCCAGGTGCATTACCAACATATTCTATATATTCTACTGTGTTCATTGTTCCTCCTATGAAACATCTACTAATAAGCCAACAACTATATCAACATCTCCACCTGAAGCACTT